GGACTGACGAACGTGGTTTATTGATTGCTGCTAAACCTAAAAAATTGGTTCTACCTCCTGCATTACAATTCGTAGCAACTCGTTTGTTAGAAACTGAATTGCGTGTTGGTACAACTGACAATGATGTTAACGCTCTTAAGAACAACGGTTCAATTCCCGGCGGCTATACTGTTAACCCATGGTTGACTGATACAAATGCTTGGTTCTTGTTAACTGACGTTCCAAACGGCCTGAAACATTTCGTTAGAACTCCATTAGCTACATCAATGGATTCGGACTTTGACACCGGAAACTCTAGGTACAAGGCCCGTGAAAGATATTCTTTCGGTTTTAGTGATCCATTGGGTGTTTTTGGTTCGGCTGGTTCAGCTTAATTTATTAAGTTAGATTAGTAGTTTGGGGAAGGGGCTTCGGCCCCTTTCTTTTGTTTAAAATATACTATTGACACACCTACAAAATAAATGTTATAAGGAGTACATATCTGAGAATATTTTTAACTGCCTATTCGACTGACTCAGCAGATCCGCACACAACGATAGGCGCAAGTGCAATAAGGAATTAAACATGGCTTTTTCAACTTTCTCTGGTCCAATTCGCGCAGGTACTGTTAAAGATACTACTGGCACCGTTCCGGGTTATCTTGATAACACAGGTGTTGTTGTTTTAATACAAGCGGCAGCTCTTCCAGCAGCTGCGGGTACTACTACTGTTGCAGTTCTCCCTGCAGGTTCTCAAATCTTAGACATTCAAGTTGATACAACTACTGTATTCAACTCTGCCACTACACTGGTTATTGGTGACGGCACAACTGCTAACAAATTCGTTACTTCTACTACTATCACAACTGCTGGGCGTGATGACACTTCAGCTACTAAACAATGGCTTCAATTTGTAAATATCGGTACTTCTGATGTTGCTATCGTAGCTACTACTGCTGGTTCAGCTGCAACTGGCGCTGCATGGGTTACTGTTACTTATGCACAAAAAACATCTAGTGGTGCTCAAGATCCTGCTTCTGCATAAGAAATAGGTAGGTAGCTTGTGGAACATCAAAGAGCTTCAGATCCAGTGATACAAACGGCGCGGGAGCTCGCTACCCACAGTGCGGACATAAAACACTTACAGAATGACATGGACAAAATGATTAAAGATATGGATGAGATAAAAGAAGCCATAAAAGAAATCAGTAAAACTTTGTCGGAAGCTAAAGGTGGATGGCGTATGTTCATGATCTTTGGTGGAATAGGTGCTGCAATAGGGGCTAGTATGTCTTGGATAATAGATCTCGCAAGGAGCTAATATGGCTACTAAAAAAGCTCCGAATTTAGCTGTTGGTAGAGGTGAAAAACTTCCAGTATCTAAAGGTGCTGGTTTAACTGCCAAAGGCAGAGCCAAGTACAATGCAGCTACAGGCTCTAATCTTAAAGCTCCACAACCCCAAGGTGGTCCACGCAAGAAATCATTTTGCGCTAGAATGTCAGGGATGCCGGGGCCTATGAAAGATGAGAACGGCAAACCTACACGCAAAGCAGCTTCTTTAAAGAGGTGGAACTGTGGTAGTAAGTAAACTAACGGGAAGGTAATATGACTCGCCCATCACGCGGTATTTCTGATATACAAGAAAAGGCTAGAGGAAACAAAATGACTAAGTTAAAAGCGGGCATGGCCCCATTAAAGAAAAAAGATACTCTTAAAGCTAAAGTAACTAAACGTGCTCCAACTCCAGACATGGCTCAAATAGGTGCTATGCGTTCTGCGGGTTTAAAAGCTGTTCCGGGTTCTCCAACTTCAGCTATGAAAAAAGGCGGATCTTGCAGAGGTATGTACAAAGGTGGCAGTGTCGATGGCATTGTTAAAAAAGGCAGAACTCACGGGAAGATAATCTAATGGCTACTAAAAAGACCAACGACATGGAAGCTGGTGAATCAGTAGCCAGAGATAGAGCTCAACAAGCTAAAGAAGAAGCAAAACGTGCTAAAACAGCTGAAGATGACTTTAAAGGTATGAGTGGCGATAGAGCTATTAAAGGTATATCAGGTTGGGACGTTGATGAAGAAACGCCTACAGGTAAAAAATGTGGCGGTTCTGTAAAAGGCTATAAATCAGGCGGTACAGCTTCTCGTGGTGATGGTTGTGCTATTAAAGGCCGTACAAAAGGTAGGATGATATAATGGCTACTGAACCAAAACGATACGCCCAACGTGGAACTAAAGTAGGGGAAAAGACTAAACTTAAGAATCTACCCACTGCGCTTAGAGATGAGCCATCTTATGGAAGATCTCTTTCATTTAGAAATGATTCGAGTTTAAAAACTAGTACGGGTGGAAGCGGCGGTTCAAACCTTATTCCAAGAAGTCGCGTAGATATGGCGTCAGGTGACCGTAACATAGGTAACCAAAAACCCACTGCGGGTCCTAAAAATATAGTCCCTAGGGGAACAAGCCAGCCAGGTCCTGTAAGACCGGAAATACCAAGCTCTGCTAGAACTATGAAAGATGTGCAAGGAATAGATAGAGCAAAGGCTTTATCAGGCCCTGCAGAAAGTTTAGCAAGTAAAGCTAGTAGAGTATCAAGTTTAAGTAGAGCAGGATTAGGTTTAGGTGCGGCACTGTATTCTAAAAATGCAGGAGAAGGTAGTGATTTTAAAGGGAATGATCGCCCAGCTCCTTACTCAGGATTACAACAAACAGGTTACAATATACCTAAAGATTTTGGCATGAAAAACTCTTCTGAAGATTGGGAAGATAAAAAGTCAGATACACCCAAAGCTCCAGTAGTTAAAACTACACCTACTAAAACAGGAGCGTCTAAAACAGGAGCGTCTAAAACAAAAGCTTCTAAAGGTGAATCGCAAGCTAGTAGAGATGCTAGAATGGCGGCATATGAAGATTGGGAAGATAAAAAGTCAGATACACCCAAAGCTCCAGTAGTTAAAACTACACCTACTAAAACAGGAGCGTCTAAAACAGGAGCGTCTAAAACAAAAGCTTCTAAAGGTGAATCGCAAGCTAGTAGAGATGCTAGAATGGCGGCATATGAAGATTGGGTAAAAACAAATAGAGACCCCGCTACAGCATCATATTTAAAAACAGGACATATGAAAAAAGGCGGTAAAGTTAAGGCTAAACCAATGAAAGCCTTTGCTAAAGGCGGTTCTGTTAGATCAGCTGCCTCTCGTGGTGATGGATGTGCTACTAAAGGTCACACTAAAGGAAGGATATACTAATGGCTGGGGGAGGACAAGGTTACGCAGACGGTGGGATTGTAGGTCAAGGGTTTGGAGGTCCACAATCTCTACCATTAGGGCAAACAAACCCTATGCCACAATTTAATACTCAAAGTTCATACAATAACTTTGCCTCTCCTAACTCCAATTTTATGGGCTATCCACAGCAAGGGCAACCTAATCAACCACAAGGTATGACTAACACACTACCACCTGTGCAAAGTGCTCCTAGTCCCGATACAGGCGACATGTCTCCTAGTAATAATATGGGGTATGATAATAGTGGAAGCGATGCAGGTATAGGTGGACAGCCAGTAAACCAAATGCAAACCCCATTGCAAGGGCAGCCTCCAAGTCTGTCTCAGTACATGCCTCAACAAGGGCTACAAATTCAGGGTAATCCAACTTCGATGCCCGTACAACGACCACAACAAAGGTAAAAGATCATGCAACAGACAGATGTAAGCGCTACCCATAGGACAACAAGCGGTGCGGTAACTACTGATAGAGCTAGATTAAAGTCTATTTCTTACCGCGGAAACGGTACAGCAGGGTATGTTAGGGTTAGAGACGGCAGCGCATCAGGTACGATTCTTGTAGAATTAGATGTAGGTACTAGCGACACATTTACTATTTATGTACCGATTCCCGGTGAAGGCGTTTTATTCCCTACTAGTATATATGCTCAGTTATCTAATGTAGATGCAATCACTGCTTTCTGGGCTTAAAAACCATGAGCACTTCAGGTCTTACTACATTTAATCCAGACATAGCTGAGATAATAGAAGAAGCCTACGAACGTGTAGGCGTAGAGATACGCACAGGCTATCAGTTTAGAACAGCTAGAAGGTCTTTAAATTACTTATTAGCGTCTTGGGCTAACAAAGGTTTGAACCTATGGACTATTGAACAAGGTGAGATTCCACTCTTAACGGGGATAGGAACTTATGCTTTACCTGATGATACTGTTGATTTAATAGAGACTGTAGTGCGTCAAAATCCCGGTAGTACTTCTAATCAAGTAGACCTACAGATAGCTCGTATAAGTGTTTCTACATACGCAACAATACCAAATAAATTAACTCAGGGTAGACCTATACAGATATTTGTTGATAGGCAGACTCCTACACCCACAGCTAAGATATGGCCTTTACCTAGTCAAACTGGATACACTTTAGTTTACTGGCGCTTACGTAGACTTCAAGACACTGGCGCTCCGGGGTCTAATACATTAGATATACCCTTTAGATTCTTAGAAGCTATGACTGCTGGACTAGCCTACAACTTGGCTCTTAAAACACCAGAAGCAGAAAGTAAAATCCCTATGCTTAAACAACTCTATGATGAGGCTTTTGAACTGGCGGCTGATGAAGACCGTCAACGAGTGTCTTTTAGATTTGTACCTAATATAGGTAGTGTAGGCGGCGGGGGCTGGTAAGTGGGTACTCCTTTTGCTGGAGAAAAACGGGCATTTGGCTTCTGTGATCGTTGTGGGTTTAGATACGCGTTAAAGAAGATAAAAACCTATGTTATTATAGGTAAACGGATTAATATGCGTGTATGTCCAGAGTGTATGGACAAAGTTGGTGGAGACCACCCACAAAACTGGGTTGGTATAATAGGTGCTCAAAAGGTAGCAAACGACCCACAGGCTTTACAAAACCCAAGACCAGACGTAAACTTAAACGCTTCTAGAGGCCTATTTGCTTATAACCCTGTGGCAACACAGACCATTAACACCACGTTGAATAGCGTGTTTATTAGAATTGATTGAGGTATAATATGGCTAGTTTTGAAGGTTCAGCTAAAGACGTTAAAGAAGACAAAGTCCTTGCAAAGAAAAACAAGATGTCTATGTCTGACTGGGAAAAAAGTTCGAAAGACGCTAAGCATGACAAACAGAAATCTATGAAGGGTCTTAAAAAAGGCGGCATCACATCTATGGATGCTAAGAAAATGGGTCGTAATGTAGCTCGTGCTATGAATCAAAAAAGTTCAGGTAGAGGTCGATAATGGCTAAGCAACATATTGAAGGATCTGCTGAATATAAAGGCGTTAAATCTGTACCTACACCTGTAGGCAATGGATACCCTGTAGAGATTCAAAACAAAAAGACTATTAAAGTACGTGGTACTGGTGCGGCTACTAAAGGCACTATGGCATCTAGCAAAATGGGCTAATAATGAGTCTCACATACGCGCAACTTAGTACGGCAATACAGCAATACACTGAAGTAACAGAAGCTACATTTGTAGCTAACATACCTAACTTTGTACAAAATGCAGAGACTTTGGTTAATAACTCTGTGCAGTTACCTGCTTTTCGTACTAATGTTACGGGTGTAACAACAGCCAATTTTCCTTATGTAGCGCTTCCTCCTGACTTCTTGTCAGTATATGCCTTATCCGTATTTACTACAACTATAGTAGATCTAGTACCTCAAACTACTCAAACTTACTTATACCAAAAAGATGTTGAATACATAAGAGAAGCCTATCCTTATCCGGGTGTTTCAGGAGTGCCACAATACTACGGCATTTTTGATAATTCTTCTTTTATATTAGGGCCTACACCAGATGAAGAGTATTCGGTAGAAATGCACTATTATGCGTATCCGCAGTCTATAGTAGACGCAGGTACAAGCTGGCTGGGTAATAACTTTCCTAACGTATTGTTGTGGGGGTCTTTGGTCGAAGCTTATATATACATGAAGGGCGAGCCAGATCTTATTCAAGCTTACCAACAGAAGTATCAAGAAGCTATGGGTCTCCTCAAACAATTAGGTGATGGCAAAGATCGACAAGATACATATCGTGTAACCCAAGTAAGAGATAAGGTAGTTTAATATGAGTGGAATGAGTGAACAAGCAAAGGTTATGCTAAACAGCGTAGCTATCGTAATTACAAACCCTGAGCCAGAAGTGGTTGAGGAAGTTATTGAAGAGGAAGATCAGCTATGATCACACAGGCAATTTGTAGCACGTTCAAAAGTGAACTATTAGGCGCAGAACACAACTTTAAAGCAGTCGGTGGTAATACATTTAAAATAGCTTTATACACTTCAGCGGCTAGTTTAGACTCTGCTACTACTGCATATACTGCGACAGGTGAAGTTTCAAGCTCTGGTACAGGCTATACGACTGGGGGTAAGACTCTAACTAATCTTGGTATAACATTATCAGGTGCGATTGCGTTTATTGACTTTGACGATGTTACTTGGACTACAGCTACGTTTACAGCTGCAGGTGCTTTAATATATGACACTTCGAGCAGCAATAAAGCCGTAGCGGTATTTAACTTTGGTGGAGACTTTACTTCTACTAATGGGGACTTCTCAGTTATATTCCCAGCGGCTACAACCACAACTGCTGTTTTAATTTTAAATTAGTCTGTAGGTATATAAATGCCTTTACTAGCTGATCGAGTATTAGAATCATCCATAACTGCGGGGACGGGTACACTTACCCTCGCAGGGGCGCTAACCGGATATAGGACATTTAATTCAGCTTTTAGTAACGGTAACGTAGTCTATTACACTATAGATGATGGTTTAGGAAATTGGGAAGTAGGTTACGGTACTGTAGGTACTGGAACGCTGACGCGCTCTACTGTACTTGAATCAAGTAATGCTAATGCCTTAGTAGTATTTACCTCTGTATCTAAACGTGTATTTTGTACAGCTCCTGTCCCTGCTTTACTACCAGATCAAACTGGAAACAGCACTAAGATTCTCTCTACTGACGGGACTAATCCTTCTTGGATAGCTAATACTGTTGGTACAGTTACAGCGGTTTCTGTTACGTCCGCTAATGGTTTTGCTGGCACTTCTTCAGGTGGTGCTACTCCTGCGTTGACTATATCAACTTCTATTACTGGGGTCCTTAAAGGTAATGGTACAGCTATATCTGCGGCTACTTCTGGTACTGACTATAGTGCAGGGACCTCTGCGCTAACCACAGGCATACTTAAAAGCACTACAACCTCTGGGGCGTTATCTATTGCTGTAGCGGCAGATTTTCCAACGCTGAATCAAAATACATCAGGTACAGCAGCTGGATTAAGTACTACTTTGGTTGTTGGGTCTGGCGGTACAGGAGCGACTACTTTAGCGGCTAATAGTGTGCTATTAGGGAATACAACATCTGCATTACAAACTGTGGCACCTAGTACTACAGGCAATGTTTTAACAAGTAACGGCACGACTTGGGTGTCTTCTCCTCCAGCGGCTAGTGGTATATCGGCTGGTAAAGCTATTGCCCTAAGTTTAGTCTTTGGGTAACATAAAATACAAAATCTACTAAGGAATAACGATGTCAAACCCAAACATAGTTAACGTAACTACAATCTACGGTAACACCAGTACAACTTCACTGACTACAACCTCTGCAACTTCTCTAGTAAGTAATGCAGCATCAAGTGGTAAGGTCTATAAAATAGACTCTATTGTCGTAGCTAACACTTCTGCTTCAGCAGCTAACATCACTATTAACGTGTATAGCGCAGCGGCTCTAGGTGGTACAGCATTTCCAATAGCTTCAACTATCTCAGTGCCAGCCTATGCTTCATTGATCGTAACAGACAAGACTACAACATTTTATTTGCTTGAAGATAAGTCTGTTGGTGCTACTGCGGGAACATCTACTGCTTTGGTGGTAACAGCGAGTTGGGAGGAGATATCATGATTAGGGGCTTAAAGATAGGAGCTTAGAATGTCGCAAAGATATCTCGGTGGCTGGATACAAGACGGTCTCTTTAACCCTTTGGCTGCTCCTCCGCCGCCAACGTATACCTATGAACTTTGGTCTTGGGGAGACAATAGTTATGGGCAGTTAGGTCTAGGTAATACAACTAACTACTCAAGTCCTAAGCAAGTTGGCGCACTTACAACTTGGTTAAATATTGTAAGCGGTGGCACTTCTAGTTTAGCAACTAAAACAGATGGTACGTTATGGTCTTGGGGGGCTAATGCTAAAGGGCAGTTAGGTTTAGGTGATATTACTACCCGTTCCAGCCCTGTGCAAGTAGGGGCACTTACAACTTGGTATAAAATAGAAGGTTTAACTAGACGGTTTATGGCGATTAAAACAGATGGTACTCTTTGGTCTTGGGGGAGTAATAGGTTTGGGCAATTAGGTCTAGGCAATACAACTTACTATTCTTCTCCTAAACAAGTAGGGACATTAACCACATGGTTAAACTTATCTGCAGGCAATTATTTTTCTTTAGCAACTAAAACTGATGGTACGCTCTGGGCTTGGGGGCTTAATGCCTATGGGCAATTAGGTCTAGGCAATACAACTAACCGCTCTAGTCCTGTACAAGTAGGTGCTCTTACAACGTGGTCTAAAATAGCATGTGGATATGGTCACACCCTCGCAACTAAAACAGACGGTACGCTCTGGTCTTGGGGGGAGAATGGTCAAGGGCAATTAGGCCGAGGCAATACAACTAACTATTCTTCTCCAAAACAAGTAGGTGCACTAACCACTTGGTCTAAAATAACTTGTGGGGACTTTAACACCCTAGCAACTAAAACTGACGGTACTCTTTGGTCTTGGGGTTCAAATAGTAGTGGACAATTAGGCCAAGGCGATACAACTTCCCGTTCTAGTCCTGTACAAGTAGGTGCACTAACAACTTGGTCTACTATAGATGGAACTACGGGGGGAGATTCATCATTTGCAACTAAAACAGATGGCACTCTTTGGTCTTGGGGGTATAATGCCAGTGGGCAATTAGGTCTAGGTAACACCACCAACTACTCATCCCCTAAACAAGTAGGGGCTCTTACAACTTGGTATAAAGTTTCAGGCGGTGGCGCTGAAGTAGTAGCCCTCAAATATTAGGAAAATACAATGCCAGTAATTTATCCATACGTACAATATTCAGGCATGTGGACACCACAGAGTCAAATGCAAGCCGCAGCTGCGGGGACTTGGCCCGGTTTACCCGGACTTTGGTCTTGGGGATATAATGATACCGGGCAATTAGGTCTAGGCAATATAACTAACTATTCAAGCCCTAAACAAGTAGGTGCACTTACTACTTGGTCTAAAATTACATGTGGGGCGCATAACACCCTAGCCACTAAAACTGACGGTACTCTTTGGTCTTGGGGTTTAAATACTAGTGGAGAATTGGGTTTAGGTAATACAACTAACTACTCAAGTCCCAAACAAGTAGGAGCTCTTACAACTTGGTCTAAAGTATCCGCAGGAGGCTCCTTTTCCTTAGCAATTAAAACTGATGGTACTCTTTGGTCTTGGGGGGGTAATGATGTTGGGCAATTAGGTCTAGGTGATATAACTAATCGCTCCAGTCCCGTACAAGTAGGTGCTCTTACAACTTGGTCTAATATTGCGTGTGGGTCTAATCACACTTTAGCCACTAAAACAGACGGCACTCTCTGGTCTTGGGGTTTAAATGCTAATGGTCAGCTCGGGCTAGGTAATATAACTAACCGTTCAAGCCCAAATCAAGTAGGCGCATTAACCACTTGGTCAAGTATTGCAGGTGGGATATATCACACTCTAGCCACTAAAACAGATGGTACCCTCTGGGCTTGGGGGAGAAATAACAATGGGCAACTAGGTTTAGATAATCAGATTAACCGTTCTAGTCCTGTACAAGTAGGTGCACTAACAACGTGGTCCAAAATTACATGTGGGGATAACTCCTCTTTAGCCATTAAAACTGACGGTACTCTTTGGTCTTGGGGCCAAAATACAGATGGGCAGTTAGGTCTTGGCAATACCACCAACTACTCAAGTCCCAAACAAGTAGGTGCATTAACAACTTGGCTTAATATATTAGCAAAAGGGGGTTCATCCTCTTTAGCAGTTAAAACAGATGGTACGCTGTGGGCTTGGGGTAGTAATAGCGTTGGGCAGTTAGGTCTAGGTAACATAACTAACTATTCAAGCCCTAAACAAGTAGGTGCACTTACTACTTGGTCTATTATTGCATGTGGAGGTGGGTCTTCCTTAGCAATAACTTCTCATTAATTTAATGTATACTATATACCCTTGTAAAAAACATAACGAGATTAGTATATGAAAAAGACTCTACATTTTTTGAGTGGTGTGCCACGTTCAGGTTCTACGGTACTTGCAGCTATACTTAACCAAAATTCACAGACCCATGTATCTACTACATCAGGTCTTGTTCATGCTCTTGATGGTTTGGCGAAATGAAGCAATTTTATGCGTACATACATGCTAAACCAGATGGCACCCCGTTTTATGTGGGTAAAGGGAATGGTACTAGAGCCCACCGATTATCTGGGCGTAATTCATATCATGCTAGAACTGTTGCTAAATATGGTAAACAGGACATTCTTATTGGAAAATTAGACTGCTCCTCTGAAGAAATATCGTTTAACCTTGAGATAGGTTTAATTAAATGTCTTAAAAGAATGGGTGTTTCTTTAGCTAATATGACAGATGGTGGTGAAGGGCCTAGTGGACGCACTATTACTGATGAACACAAAGCCAAAATAAGTGCTGCAAATACCAATCCATCTGCTGAAACAAGAGCAAAGATGAGTGAAGCAAATAGGAATAGACCACCAGAACTAATAGAAAAACTAAGATTAGCTGGTGTAGGTAGAATACACTCTGCTGAAACAAGAGAAAAGATGAGCGCAACACGTATGGGGAGGGTTCCTACGGCTGAGACTATAGAGAAACTAAGAGCAGCAAGCACAGGTCAAATATGTTCTGAAGAAAAAAGAGCAAAGTTACGTGCAGCTAATCTTGGTAAAAAGATGCCTGATTCAGTTAAAGAAATGATGAGTGCTTTGCATAAAGGGAAAGAACTATCTATTGAACATTGTGATAAAATAAGCGCCGGAAACAAAGGCAAGAAAAAGTCTGAAGAACATTGTGTAGCATTAAGTTTGGCTCATAAGGGTAAACCTTGGTCAGATTTACGAAGACAACGTCATTTAGAAAAAAGAAACTTATCCACCATCACATCAGAGACCGCATCAATATGAATAAGCAATTAGCATTTCTCGCAGGTGTTCCAAGAAGCGGCAGCACGGTACTCGCCGCTATTATGAATCAAAATTCTATAACCCACGTTTCAACCACTTCAGGCTTAGTTCACGCTTTAGACGGCATGGCAAATGTGTGGCATTCTGCTGGGTTATTAAATGAAAATGACAAAGATCGTAAAAAATTAGCGCATGTCATGGGTGGCATTGTAGATTCTTTTTATGGAGATGTTGATAAACCTTTTATAATTGACAAATCACGTGGGTGGTCTCTACATGTAATTATGTCTGCTATGGCTCAAGTGTTAGGACATCAACCAAAGATTATTGCCACTGTTCGTTCTGTACCTGATTGTGCGGCATCGTTTGTGCGTATTGCCAAGCCTGAAGACTTAGATGAGTTTATGGAGTCTGGGCAGTTGATGGATCACTTAAAAGCTGCGTACATATCGCTACAGAACGGGTACTTAGCGGCACCAGATAACTTTTTATTTATTGAGTACGATGACTTAATCGCTAATCCTAAAGAGCAACTACAACGCATACATGACTTTTTAGAATTACCTGATTTTGAATACGACTTTAATGCTATTGATGGTTCTACTGTAGCTGAGGATGATGAGCAGTTGCATGGTACTAAAGGTATGCATGATGTGAAACCTGTTCTTGAAAGACAACACAATGAGCACCCAAAAGATGTACTAGGTTCTTATTACGGCTCATTCTGCCAGCCTGAGTTTTGGTTAGAGAAGCCTAGAACAATGCCTGACTTACATGACTTAGACCTTCAATTAGCTGCATCTACTACAGGTGATTTTGCTGAAGGCTGGCGTATAGCGCAGAAGTTAGAGGCTACAGAACCAAGTAACAATAGAGCTGCTTATAATCGTGGTTGGTATCTCTTAAGACAAGGTCAGATTCAAAAGGGTTATCAGTTATTAGATAGAGGTCGTGTTGCTGGAGTCTTTGGTAATAAACAACCCGATGTACCTACACCACAGTGGGATG